ATGAAGCACTTGTACCACCATCTATTATGTTTAGTTCTGCGGCAGTAGCAGTTACGAGTGTGCCACCTAATTGCAATCCATTAGATCCATCGTGAGATGCAATGTTAAAGTTGTACGCACCATCAGCAAAGGTAGTGTTACCTGTAATTGTAATAGTAGATCCATCAGCCGTAATACTGTCAAGAGCTATGTTACCTACATTTGTTATGTTTGCGTCATTAAAAGAGGTAGCCCCTAATGTATTAGCTACAGCCGTAGATGTTATACCACCTGCAAATGTAGCTAATCCTGCAGCTGACATGTCAAATACAACAGCGTTAACTGCACTTCCACCATCATTACCTCTAATATAAATATCTTTGTCTGATACCTTAGACTCTATATAAACATCACTGCTGTCATTATAGATACGTAGCATCTCTGTACCGTCATCCTCAAAGATAACGCCACTAGCTGCCGTACCTGCATCAAGAGTAATACCACCTGCTGACTCAATGTTAATAGAATCCACAGCCGTACCGTCAGATACAATATCTAAGTCACCATCAGCATTAGAGGATATATAGATACCAGTATCTCTAAACTGAAGTTTCTCACTAGTACTCATAAGGATGTCATCATTAAATTGAAAGTAGTCTTCATCTTCCATCCATACTAAAACACCATCAGAAGTTTCACCATCAAAGGTAACAGTAATATCTGTACCTGCAGTGCCATCTCCTAGTGTTAAGCTTGTACCCAACAATTTAGTAACTTTACCACCCTCTGCAGCTGTACCGTCATGGGTATGTCCTGATGTACTAAAGGCTGTTACGATAGCGTCAAACTCACCATCTAAGTCTGTAGCATCAATAACTTTACCATTAGCTATATTGCCTGATGTATCGTTTCTTGTGTAACCTGTACCCATTTTATTTTCCTTTATAGTCTGTCATTAACAGAGTATTCAATTACTGCTGTGTCAAGAGTGAATGATTTATTAGTACTATTATCTTCAATACTCAATGCTAAGTTTCTACCTGATCCTGTTAGTTGTCTAGAGTATTCTCTTTGCATCTCTGAGCCGTACCTTGGTGCTGCGCTAGAAGTAGAAGAAGATGTTGTGTAAATATAGTTTTCATCTCCATAGATAGCGACAGAAGATGTACCACTTAATTGTATCGTAGGGGAAATAACATCTGGCTGTATTACACTAGGTAAGTTTTGATCAAGTATTATCTTAGCTGTTGTTGTAAAAGATCCTTCAGGATCTACATAAAGAGCTAACTTATAGAAAGTTTTTCTTTGTTGTGGGTCATTAATAGGCATAAAAGGAGATACAAAAATAGCATCAATATCACTCTTTCCTACTACCCCTGCTGTCACTGCCCCTGTTGTAGCTGCATTAGTTGTGATAGAAGCAATCGTTTTAAAAGCACTAGAGCTAATAGCTGTTCCAGTATTTGATCCAGTAATAACTTCAGTTAAGGATGTTGTACCATCTGAAGTTCCTACTACAGTAAAGGTTTTAGTAGAGTCATTAGCAGCACTTGTAATCGTAACAAACTTTGCATCATTAAGAGAAACTGCCCCACCTGAAGCTAACGCCCCATTGATTGTCATTGTAGTTGCACTACCTACAGATTGACTTGCAGCTATACCATCAGGATCATCATCATCTGCAGACTGTCTGTAGTTTACTGCAATAGTTCCTTCTTTTTCCATTTGATAGACATATCCATCATCGCTACCAAAAAGAATTATTTCATTAGAACCTAGATAACGTGAGTCTCCAGAGTATACTTCAAATCCTTTTAGTGTTGCCCACTGCATTCCTTCAGAGCCTTGAGCTGCAAATTTAGTTGCTAATAATCCTGCAGCTGATTCAGTAGCAATCGTACTACTCTTATAACCAAAAATTCTGTATTGACTTTTCTCTCTTATAACAAGACTGTGAAAATTATTATTACCTGCAAGAAAGTTATCAAAGGTACTCTTAATAGTATTAGAAGGAACATTCAAGTTAAAGTCACCAATACGCTCTGTAGCAGATAGGAGTCTTAGTCCATCAGGTGAGAGAAACATAATGTCACCACCGACTTCCTGTATGCTGTCATCTTCTGTACAACCAATATCTAAGGTTACAGGTACAAGAGTAAAGTCTGCAAAAGAACTACCAGTTATTCTTTGAATACTGTTTGAAGTAAACACAATAACTTGTTCACGAAAGACAATCAAACCTGTGATAGCAGAGCCAACATTAATAGATCCTGCACCATTACCTGCAGAAAAATCTGTATGACTATAAGGCGCACTAAAAACTAATGTTGATCCTTTAGCAAAGAATAAATGGTTCTTATAGTTAATAACATGTGTAGCATCTTCTAGGTCAGAGGTATTAGAAGATGTAAGAAATGTAACTGAACCTGCACTATAATGAGCAGGAAAATTAACACCGTCAACAAACATAATTCTATCTGTACCATCAAAGTTAAAATGTGCAAATCTTACTTTTGTAGAACTAGTTGTAGCTCCTGTAGCTAATGCTGCACTAATAGAACTTGCAGTAATCTCATAGAACTTACCTGCTCTTACAGCTACAGCCGTTGTTGTTGTTGTATTATTTGTTACAGCTAGTCCTTGTATAATGCCACTGTCTGCTAATATCTGTGGGTTAAACTTAGAGTAACCTAATACTTTTTTATAACCACCAGAAATAGAAGGCTCAAAGTTTTGTAACTGTGTAGCAGAACCAACAGCTTGAATACCCTGTTGCAAAGGGGTTAAGTTAGAAACTAATCCACCTTTAAACTCTATTGGAAATGTCTGCCATTGTGTTGCCATTATATCACTCTTAGCGTATTTGTCAAGATACTATTTTTATCAATCATAGTAGAGCGTAGATATTCATAACGATTAATATAAAGAGAACGCATATGTTTAATTCCTGTATCAAACTTTTGTTGAGCCATTTGTGCATTCTGTACATCACCTCTAAACTGGTAAGCGTAATACATAGCTCCCTCTACTATTACATATTTAAACTCTTTAGGTATATTAGATACATCATCAAAAAGTTCTAAGTCAATAGGGTTTCTATAATACTCATAGACTAACTCGTAGGCTTTATCTGGAGTAGGTATAATAATAAATTCATCACTAGGCGCACGAATAACAAATTTAGGTATACCTCTCAAAGTTGTATTAGTGTTGTATTCATAGTCAATATGTTTATTAAGATACTCTTGATAATCCATAGAGCGTAACTTTGTAGTTTGAACATTAAGTGTGTCATTACGTTTAATTCTAAAACTATCTAAGCTAAGAGATTTAGCATCTTCTGGATAACTATATCTTGTTATACCTACTGCCAATGTTTCTTCTTCTTCTATATGATTATAAGGCCACCCAAACTCTTCTTGTTGTATGTGTCTTATAGAAGCATTAACAACATCTTTAGCTGTATTATAAAAGCCAGTAGCAGCAACAAAAGCAGCAGAAGTATTTGCAATCTCTACTTCGTTAAGTCTTCTGTTGACTTCATTTACTAATCCAATAAAATTATAAGCCATTAGTTTTCCTTAATCTTTAGTCTGACACTTCTCTCTGAAGTTAAGTTTGAACTATCTGTTATTCTGCATATTACTTTGTAGGTTCTATTATTTGTACCACCACTAAATCTTATTGTAGCAACTGTATTTGTATTAGAGATAGTATTAGCAGGAACAGTCAGCCCATTAACTGTCACCTGTATTGATGAAATAATAGGCACTTCTCCACCTGTAACTGTTGCACCTGAAATATGAGTAGCTGCAGTTGTTGAGTCTGCACCTCTTGTAACTGTTACAGTATTACTACTAATACCACCTGAGTCATACTCTAGGATTTCACTGCCAATTTTTAACTGTGTGTCATTTGTATTAGTAGTAAATATACTAGCATCAGTCAGCGTTATACTAGTTGCTGAAGCAGTGATTGCAGCTGATAGGGTAGTACTTTGATCATCTATAATAAGCCACTGTACTGAGCTTATAGTAGCACTGCCAAGGTATCTAGACCAATCTATACTATAGTCTAGTGTTTCATCTGGATCTTTATTGGGCCATCTAAAAGACATGTTATGCTACCTTATATGTTTTATTGTAGAGATTGTTTCTTTCTGGTACATATACCATTCTACTTTGCTCTGCTATGTATATGACATTATTTTCATTTAGTCTTCTTTGTATTGCTACAACTCTTGGCTGTTCTGTTATGTAAACAACAGTAGTAGCGTTATTTCTTTGAGGTANATAGACAGTTCTTTCTCTTGCAACTGTTGTGTCTATGCTTGATGTTGTACTTACTGTTACTGCACCTGCAGTTGCTATGGCAGACACAGTAGAAATAGTTAAGTTACAGTCTGCTGTTACACTTAAAGAACCTACTGCAGTACTGGCTGAAGCTCCTGATATAATAAATAGTATGTCTGCATCTGACTCTGCAAAAGCGTTACTAGAGAATGCTGTTACTGTAAACATCTATTAACTTTCTAAAGTTGCTACTCTGGCTTCAAGTTCTTGTATTGCTTTGACTAGGATTGGTACTAACTTAGCGTACTTCATTCCATACTGTTTGCCATCGTCAGTTATACTTACAGTTAAGTTTGTTTTGTCTGCCATTTTATTCTCCTTTTAACTTAGTTACTTCGGCCTCTAATGTTGTTACTTTTGCAGTTAATTCTTGTACAGCTTTAACTANAGGAATAACAAACATCTCCCTAGAAACTTGNTGAATGCCATAATGATCTTCTTTCCAACCACCAAATTCAGATACACCTGCTTTATCTAAAGCTGTTTTAACTTCTTGAGCAATAAAGTTGTGCATCACTACACTAGTATTCATTTCATTATCAGCTTCTTCTTTTTTATAAAGGTGAGCTAATTGAGAATCAGAGGAATCAAGTTCATGGTTTGCTTTCCAATTATATTTAACTGTTCTTAAATCGTTAATAAAATCTAACCCTAACTTTTGATCTGTAATATTTTTCTTTAATCTTTCATCAGAGGAACGTGACCAGTTTGCATCTGCATCAAAATCATTTGTTACAACATTAGCAGCTTTACCAAACGAAAAGTCATTTGCGGCAACTGTAAATCCAACACCAAGAGCAATACCGTTTACTTGATCTGCAGCAGCAGGATCAACAGACATTCCAAGCATAATATTATTATTACCTGTCGTAAGTGCATCACCTGCAGTATAACCTGCCATTAAGTTTTCATACCCTGTTGTTAGTTCATCTCCTGCATTAGCACCTATAAGGGTGTTTCGTATACCTGTTGTAATTTGCTCCCCTGCTTGATACCCAATACCAACATTATATGCATCTGCCCCTGCGTTCTGAGTAGTAAGTGCTTGAGTTCCAATAGCTACATTTTTCCCATGAGCATCTTCATCTGCAAGAGCAGCATATCCAATACCAACATTATTTCCACCAGTAGTAATTCCAGTACCTGCATAACTTCCAAGAAACGAGTTTTGTACTCCTGTTGTAATTGCGCTTGTACCACCTAATGTATCTGCACCTAAAGCAGACTTACCTACAGCAACATTAGCGTCAGCATCAGTTAAAGCATCCCCTGCTCCACTACCTACTAATACGTTGGAGTTACCTGTTGTGATTCCAGACCCTGCACCATAACCAACTGCCGTATTGTTACTATCAGTAGCTGTGGTAAAATTTTGTGTAGCTAAAGCTGAATAACCTACAGCAGTGCTTCTACTTCCTAAAGTGTCTGTTGATAAAGCACTCTTGCCAATAGCTACATTATAATCCGCATCAGTTAGTGCAAGACCTGACCTGCCACCAAACAAAGCATTTTCTGTTCCTGTGGTCATTGCTAAACCAGAATTTTCACCAACAGCCGTGTTAAAAGTATTTGTAGATGAAGTAAAGTTTTGTGCTGCTAACGCATTAAATCCTATAGCTACAGACAAGTTTCCTTTAGTATCAGCACCTAATGCACCATAACCCATCGCTACATTTTTATCAGCATCAGTTAGAGCATCTCCTGCTAGACTACCTATGATGGTGTTCTGTACGCCTGTAGTTACAAATTTCCCTGCATCATACCCAACTGCAACATTATAATTATCTGCATCAGAGTTTTGTGTTTTTAAAGCCGCAAGTCCTATAGCTACGTTTCT